TGTTAACCTCTGTATCGTTATACATAATTTTTTGTGGGTCTTTAACATAATCAAAAATCCTAACAAACATCTCCTGAACAATCTCCTTTGCCTGCTCACTTGAAATGTCAAAAGACATAGCCATATTGTACCAGTCATCATACTTATTTGCGAGTTTTTTTAACAACTCTTCCTTCGTCAACATAATCTATTAAAATTAAAATTTGTTCAATCGAATTACAAACAGCATAATTACCATTCCACTTCTCTTGAAATTGCACCTCATCGGGTGTTAGCTTCTGTTGACTCTTTGTTTTATTTCCGTCTTTCAACTCAATCATATAGTTATAATTTCTATAACCTAGTATTAAGTCTGGCGCACCTCTACCCAACTGATGGGTATGTAAGACTGAAACGCCTAAATCTCTTAATTGTTTTACTACTTCTTTTTGGTTTGCATCTACTCTTGCTTTTTTTCGCATCTTTGAACATCTATATCTTTAAATGGTGTATATCCATCAAAGTAATACCTTTGTTCTCTTATGTTAAAATTGATGCCCTCTACGTCTTGAGGAATACCAACTAGCTTTTGTTTCTTAATCTTCTGCGAACCAAAGATAACACTTGTGTCCGAGAAATCCAAAGCACGATGAGGTCTCCATACAAACATCACATTGTCAGCCTTGTCTGAAAACGTACCGCCACCCTTTATCCTGTTCACATCAGGTTTGTAATACCTGCCACTTTCATCTTTTTGTGGTGTAACTTGATGCGCCACTAAATTTACAGATATATGGTTCTCAATAGCAAATCTCTTTAACTCACTCATGAAACGACTAATATACAAATCTTCACGCTCACCCTTGTACATCTTATGCTGTACCGTATTGTATGGGTCAATGATTAAAGAACGAATACCCTTTGTCTTAACAAGAAACTTTGCTCTGTCAAATATAGAATCCAAGTTAAAGTTTTTTCTAGGGTATATTAGAAAAAAGTGTTTCTTTACAAAGTTAATCGCCTCATAATACTCATCCTTTGTCATCTGATTGTTCTTGTAGTATGGGTCAGCACTCTTACCAATGTACATCTCTACAATGTCATTAAAAAAATCTTTCATCGGCATATTCTCTGGACTAAACACGCCAAACTTCCAACCATCGTGAAACGCCTTAACGGTAGCAAGTTGGTTCAGAAGCAAAGACTTTCCTTCATTCTGATACCCAGTCCATATATTGACCTCGCCCATTCTCCAAGTCCAAGCCTTATCTATGTGAGGAATGTATGTACTTGAACCTCTTTCTTGACCGTTCTCAAAACCATCCATCATAGAGTCAACAACATCATCAACGTCAAAGATACCCTCTACTTTGGGTGCTTCAGCCGTTTTAAGGCGATTACGGAGACTTTCTACACCTTCCTTAACCAAAACCTCATTGGCATCCTTAAACGGTCTTAAATCGACTATTTTACACTTCTCTGCGCCAAAACGTCTAATTAACTCTTGTTGCAAGTTTCTACCATTGTCATCATTATCAGTAGCAATATAGATAGTAGATGCTTCATCAAAAACATCATAACATGTTGTTAGACACTCAAGTTTCTTGTCAATACTCTTGTCTCCAACATTAGGCGCACCCATATTAACAGAGGTGTGGTAAGGAATGCCAATCACTTCCCAACTCAAAGAATCAATCTCTCCCTCGCATATAACAATCTTTGGCTGACCTTTAACACCATCGTAGTTGTATATGATTGGTTTTGCATCTTTAGCTTGAGCAAAGAATTTACCGTCTAAACCTCGTTTCTTGTAGTTTACAAGTTCACCATCTTTTATATAAGGAAAGAAAATGTTTCTGTCATCAGAAGATGATACAATCTTATTCCTTTCAATAACCTCATCGGTTATACCTCTTCCGTTAAGGAATTTGCGCCCCCTATCAGAGATTCTCTTCATATTTGTTTTAGATGGCTTTGTGTATTGTTTCATTGGTTTCGTGTATTGTTGCATTTCTTTTGCTTTTTTTACTGTTCCTTTATATCCGCATTTGTGGCAATTATATACGCCCATCAGTATGTTGATAGACAAGCAAGTGTCTTTCCAGTTCTCCTTACCTAAAGACTTGCATTTAGGGCATTTAACCTTTTGTTCTTGACTATTTCCCTTCGGTTCTACGCCTAAATCTAAAAATTCTTGTACAAACATTTGGTAGTCTCGTTTTTATTTTGTTTTTTTTACAATTATATAACATGTTACGTATTATAACATGTATCGTATTATAACATGAGTATTAAATATTTATAATATGTATCATATTATAATTCTTTATATAACATGTATCGTTTCGTAACATGTTAATGCTTAAATTGAGGGTTAACATATATTCTACGTTGCTTCCCATCAAAACCTATACTTTTCGTTTCACGTCTAATACAGGCGTTCTCTTCAAGTCTATTTAAGATTCTATACATTGTCCTGTCTTTAACAGACATCGCCTCGCACAGATGCTTATTAGTCGCAAAGCAATACCCTTTGTCCGATGATAATGACTTAATGTAAGAGAATACCGCTTTTTCTACAAATGAAAGTTTACTTAAACCCTCCATATCTACTTTTATGTAATTAGTTTTCATAGCTAAAAAAAGGGGGTTTTTACACCCCCCTCTGTTTATTTAGAACGGAAAGTCATCATCGACTTTAACTGGTTCTGGTTTTGGTTTATTGTTGGAAGATGGTTGCCACTCGTCAATGTAAACACTATGAGTTTTACCATACTGGTCTGCCTCTTTCTTTTTAGAGACTCCTAATCTTAAATAACGCTCTCCGTTATATTCACTCCAAAAGTCTTTAACTTTGGATTCTGCGATAGAGATGTTTACAATCTCCATTCCATTGGGTGCTTGTCGACCTGTGCCAACATACTTTTTTTCTGACATAATTTATGTATTTAATAATTGTTCTACTTTTTTATTTACTTTGTACTTCTTTCTGATATCATTCATTGTAAAGCCATCTTTTAAGGCTTCTTTTGCCCTGTCAAACGCTTCACCAGATTCAGGCAACCACTTTTTATCATCTATAATCTCTTTTACCTTACTCGTATTAAGATTTGTGGAATTGTGATTGTTAGTCGAATCGGCATCCTTTGTATCATCTATTAAGAATAAACCATTTAGGGCGTACTTTCTAGCGTAAGATGAACTACTACCAAAGCATTGTGCCACATCCATACCCTTTTTATTAGGGTCAATACCTGCTTGTGCTGAAACCTCAATAACACCTTCAATGTCCTTGAATTGTGCTGTTGATTCAACAAAAGAAAGTCCGTTGTCCAGCTCTATAACCTTATCGGAAATAGTTAAGACAACTTTGTGTTCTACTAATAGAGGTTTTACTGCTTCCAGTATATCCTCACAATTACGGTACTTATACTTACCGAAACTATTATATTGATTTTTTGGTGCTTTCAGTCTCCCCTGAATGTCCACCAGTTTTTCATATATATTCATAGGGCAAATATATAAATTCCAACTGACATTACAAAATAATATCGAAATTATTGAAGTTTTCTTTGTACTTACCTTCTTTAGATAAGGCATATCCCAACTGCCCAGTATTCTTTAATATAAAAAACCCTTTACACGATTCGTTCCATACAGCAAAATAGTCAACCTCTTCCAAAGAGTAACCACCTCTACTTTTATTACCATGCCTTATTGTTGTGTGGTTTCCTGCGCCAGTAAAGTATTTTACCTGAAGCTTAAAGAACTTGTTATTCTTTTCTAAAATGCAGTCGTATGCGGAGGCATCTAATAGGGGCATAGATACGTTAAATCCATTTTCTATTGCCATAGTGGCGAACTTGTATTCTGCAAAACAACCTTTCTGATTTATGTCCATTTAGCTAATATACAAAAAAAGTGGCAACCTAAAAAAGCTACCACTTCTATGAAACAAAATAAAAAACAAATGAAAACAGGCTTAACCTGACACAAGACAAATATACCCTATTAAATTCATAAACGGGTATTAAATTCACAGAAGTTATTAACGACCTTGCCCTCTGTATTTTTTCTTATATCCTTTTTGACCTACTGATGCGTTCTTTGAGTGAACGTTAGGTCTTTTACTCCTAGAGTCTGGAGTATATGAGTTAATTATCTTTTTTGCCATTCTTTTTACTTTTTTCCCAAGTTCTTCCAACAAAGTACGCACCATATACGGTAATGAGCAATGTTTGAAAAATAGGGATATATTCTTTCTGTATGCTAAACTCTCCAATGTTTCCATCGGTAAATGCCAATAAGGTAAACATAACCGTAAGAAATACCAAAGTAAGCGGTCTAATGTTTTTCGACAGCCAGCTATCGCTTTGCATATCATACTTCCAACGCTCTGTAACTTGTTGTTGTGCATCTTTATCAGCTTCTTCTAATAGTTCTTGAATACGTTGCTTGGCTCGTAGGCGTTCTTCGTCAGTAGTGGTTAGTTTATCTATAACGCCACCAATATCCTTTATTAAACCGCCTGTAATTAGTTGTAGTAGTTTTTTCATTAGTAAGTCCAGATTACATTTTCATCCTTGTCAGGGTCTATATCTATGTGTATGAAGTTATCTGCAATGCCAATTCGATTTATACCAACCTCAAATAAAGCGTTTATTAGCTTAAATCTCATTCTTGAATGGCGAATAGCTATATCAACAGCTAAACCCTTTAGATGGCTGCTGGATTCAACACCGCCAACAGATTCGTTGTGAGCAGGTGTTCTGAAACCAGAAGTTATTATTATTGGCTCACCAACAATCTCTCTTATCTTGTCGAGTTTCTTTAACAACCCCTTATCCATCATTTGACCGCTACCTTGAACATCAGGGCTATCAAATTCATGATAGTTAAAGTATTTTAACATAAACCGCAGCTAAAGCAAATAACACAATTATTCATCTTTCTTTCTTTTTTTCAACTCGTACCATTTTTGGGCTGTATAGCCAATCGTAACCAACAATAAAAGTATTTTAAGGCTATCTTCTAATATATCCATTGTACTAACTGTAATAGCTGATAAGTTTATTGCGTAAAGTTTAAACGAGTTTAAGTCCATAATTAAAAGTTTCTACCTAAAAAGGTGTGAACACCGTTACCCTCTACTTCTATCTCTTTAGATACCCAACCATAAGGATAGTTAATATCTTGATTGCCATCTTCATCAGTTTCAGTAATCTCTGATGCGTTCCATAGAACATCAACAGAATACATATCCGATTGTACACCCTCTGTTAGCACCTCTCCATCTTCGTCAAATGTAGGCTGCTCTGTAAAGATATAACCTAATTTAACAACCGTATGGCTGTGTGATGGGTGTTCGTTGCCTTCCTCATCCTCTTGATGTGGTAGGGCAGCTATTCTTGTTTCTGCTAATTCTTGAGTTTCGAACTCGTATTTTTTAAATATATATTTCATTACGTTGTTAGTGTTTGTAGTTCGCTGTCTGTTAGTGCTTCGTTAAATACCATAAACTGATTTATCACAATGTTGTTTGAAGAACCACCTATTACATTACCCCTACCAATTTCATCATATTGTCTTGAAGTACCTGTATAAGTACCTGTTTGAAGAGAGCCATTTAGTGAATACTTGTAATTACCACTTCCATCAAATGTTAATACAAGTTTATTTCTTTGATTAAATGATATTGTGTCTTTAACATCAGGCAATCCTGCACCGCCATCTATTCCAAAAAAACCTATTGTGTTTGTGCTGTATATCCCAAGATAAATACCATCACTTGTTACGCTGTCGTGTACCGCAAACAATCTAGCGAAGTTGCTGTCTAATCCCTTTGTCTCAAAATCCAAAAATACAGTTCCTGCTGTACTTGTAAGCCCTGTGAAGTTATTTTGAAAATCATCTACTGTCCTTGTAACCGCACTTCCTGATGTTGGTATTAGTGAAGTTGTGTATGTTCCTTCTTCTATTTGCCCACCATATAAGTATATATTTTCGCCTGATGAATAAGTACCGTTAAAATATAAAGCAAATTGCAAATTTGTTCCTGATGATGTGAAATTAAAAGAAACTCTATACCAATTATTCGGGTATTCCTCAACATTTAAGTTTGATGAATTTGAGTTTGCGATTATATTTCCATTTGATAAATTTACATCTATATTTGATGCTGAAAAACCTTCTTGCAATCTAACTTGATTGTGCGTTCCTGCCTTTATAAATGCAGATATATTGTGCGTTACACCTGATGTTCCTGTAAACCCCTTAAACACAACCGCAGTTCCTGAACTTGTTGCTTGTACTTTTGCACCTTCATTTGTTCCATTTGGAGCAATAGCATCATTGTTTGTAGTTGATACACCTATGGTTGAATAACCTGTTAAAGAATTATTGGGAAAAACTCTGTTAATCCTTGTAGGCTCTAAAAGTAAGGTGGGGTCTTGTGGGCTTGTAGGGTCATAGTTAAGTCTTGGTACGTTAGCTGATACCGTTTCTATAAGACCATCTTTGTTTACTCTTGTTGCTTCGCCTTGTGGGTCGCCTGTAACTGTAAAGTCTCCATCGGCAGTATTAGGCACAACAGAATATAGCGTACCACTTTTGTAGCCACTTGGTATTTGGACTAAACTTGCTTTTTGGTAAATATCAGATAGTGCCATTACTCAACAGTTTCTTCTTCAGGATTAACTCCATTTTCTAACAACACCTCAAGCCATTCCGCTTCATCAGTATAGTAATCGACTTCATTCCAAGTAGTACCTAAACATTGCTGTGGTGTAATACTACCATATGACTTTATTTCAGTTCTTTCGTCATTCCAACAAATAAACCACGTTTCAACATCAGGGTAACATAAATCTGTTTGTTCTATCATATCTTAATTTTTTAGGCTGCACCGCCATCAGTTATTGTCCAACCATAAGTATTTATCAATGTGTTTCTTGCGGCTTCAGCTGCACCACCTGCTGTATATTGAGAGTTACCAAAATCACAAGTTAATCCGCTTAGTACAGTTTGCGCTGCCCACCCTATAAGTGTTGCGTCATAATTAGCGGTTGAAAGCGTAGCATTTGATAAAAATTCTATTAAATTATTCACTTGTGTCATATTCCAATTAGCTAAACTTTGGTCAAAACTTATTGCATTTCTAAACATTCTTTGCATATTAACATTCCCTCCATTTTTTATAGTCCAACTACCTATCGGTTGATTAAAGTCATCTGCACCTAGAAACATTTCTTTAAAATCCCCTACGTTACTAACGTCCCAATTACTTATATCTTGGTTAAATCTTTCAGCATCGTCAAACATATCTCGAAAAGAAGTTGCGCTACTTACATCCCAGTTTGTTATGTCCCCATTAAACTCCCTTGCCCTAAAAAAACACCCACCAAAATTTGTTACGCTACTTACGTCCCAATTATTTAAGTTTCCATTAAAATCAAAAGTCTGATTAAAAGCATTTTGTAAAGTAGTAATATTTTTTGGTTTATCAGTTGCGGTTGCTACTAAATTACGACACCCTCTAAAAACTGCCGATGTATTCATCTCTAAAATAGCCCAATTTTTTATATCAAGAATTTTTTCTTTATCGCCGATATTGTTAAATCTAAATCCTTGAAGTGTACCTGTGATTTGTATTTCATAAGTACCTATGCTTGGATAGGTGTGTGTTTTTTCTGTTTGGTCAAAAGCAGTAATTGTATCACTTGTTCCATCTCCCCAATTAACTACAATATCTACTGTGCCATTATCTGTAAGAGGCAAAGTGAATTGGTCGTCATTGGATGTACTTGTCTTATCAGTTTGTACTGTGAATATAAATGTCGGTATCTGTTCAGCAAGGTCGTAATATATACCACCCCAACCGCCACTAACAGGATTTCCCCACCAAGTCGTTTCGTAAATTTTTCCGTAAGACATCTTTATCTTTATTTAAGTAACATTTTAGTTTTAATTCGTTGTCCTTCTTTGGTTTGTATTTACTTACAGCATCCATCCGTTAAATAAAGCGTTTTTATCAGGATATATTTCCTCGTTATTATTACTGTAATACTCTGGGAACTTACTTGGCGCATTGAAACTTAAATAGTCAATTAGCCTTTGAGTGTAGTATTCCGCATAATCCCTCTCCTTTGCTATAAGCGAATCAATCTCTTGCTTGTCTACAATAGTACTGTTTTCAGAACTGTGCTTAAATACACCTCCATTAGCAATAGTATAAGACGCAAACGGAAGGTACTCAACCATAGCATAATGAATAAGCATGGGTTGTATATAATCGTTTACTAGCGCCAAATAATCTCCTGCAAGAGAACCAGCAACTATATCGGCACTAATCTTATCATACAAGTCGCTTCCTAAATAGTTTTGAATGTGAATCTCTTGCGCAATCTTCACGAACTGAATAAATTTATCAGTATCAATCGAACCGCTTAACGCAGTATTCTTAATTAGGTCGCTTCTCTTTATAAATATTGCTGTTGCCATTATTCTACATCTTCAATTTGTTCTTCTACCTTTTCTTTGACTTCCTCTTCAATATCCTTTTTAACGCCTGTTTCCTTCTCTATCTCGGCTTCGCTGATAGCGTTAGTCAAGTCAGTAAATTCAAGCGGTTGTAGGGTCTTAAAGTAAATGTCTAATTCAATTCCGTTGTACTCAAGTATCTTTTCTAGCTCATCAAGAATAGTAACTTGCATTGGTCTGATTACTGTGTTGTCCATAAGAACAGATGCGGTTTGTAGTTCCTCCGCATTGTTTCCAAGACCAGAGTTATCCTTTATACCAACAAGCATAGGTGATACGATACGGTGTGATACCATTACCTTACGCATACTCTCGTCAGACAAGAACTGGTATTGCTGGTGTGCATCTGATAGCTGTACAGGCTCGATGGTTGCTGCTAATTCCTTACTATCGTTAAACGCCAAGATGAAACGACCTGCGTTAGAG